AAGTCAGAAGTAATTCTATATTGAGCATCAGAAGGTTGAATTAGATAATCTCTAGGTCTAATAACTTCTACATTTTGTCCATATAGAGCACCAAATAAAATTTTGAAAGAATTATCAGTTCCTTTAGATGAGTAAAAGTCTATAGACTGCTTAATAAAAAGTCTTTCATCTAATTCTGAATATAGTTCTCTTTCTTCAAATCCAGGAGTTACTTGCTTTTTAACTTTAATTAAAAACTCTTTTAGAAAAAGGATGCTCAAGTTAGATACAGTCGCTGCTGTACGGTGCTCTTGCGCCTCAGTCTCTTTAAAAGTTAATTGATCTTTTGTTTTATACGAAGTTACACCACTAAATCCACGCACACATCCCTCAAAAGTCGTAGAGGTTTTTGAGGTATATGTGATAATTTCAGAATCAATCAATAAAAGACCATAAGAATCTGGAAATCCTGCAGTAGAAACAACGTTAATTGTAGTATCAAAAAAAGTTACATCAGTAGATAATATAGTTGATTCAATTAAATTAGTTAAATGATCAACCTTAACATATTGATCAATATTTTGAAGTATGTCGCTTGTTCCTCCTTGATTCTCCAAGGAGATATAGTACTGAGATAAAAACTCTGAAACAAGTGGAAATTCTTCTAAAACAAACTGAGGTAGTTGATTTTCAATGATGGAACTGATTTTAATTCTGGTTTCTGTCATTTTATTATATTCTTACGAGGTCTCCGTTAGTGTAGCTTGATGTAACCTTATATGATGATCCAGATAGATCTGAACCAGAAGAAATTTCATCAGATAACATATTTAATGTACTGTTATTAATATCTAGTTGCAAATACAAATCCTGTAATCCAATCACGTCATTGGACTTTGGAACAACTGAAATTTGAATAATTGGTTGTGAAAATGAAGTTTTTGAAGTTGAAGTTATGTTTACTGGAAACAATCTTATTTCTCCCTTTACATAATCAATCCTACCTGCATTTTTTCTAACAACTATAGGTTGTGTTGCAGATTGCAATTTAAAGAAAAATACATTTCCAGTTAGTCCATCTGAATCTGGAAGATCTGCCATATAAACGGTATCATTTATTCCAGCAATTTTAAATCCAGAAGACTTTATATTATATCCACCCATACTTTTGATATGAAATTCATTTCCATAACAAATTTCATAATCAGCAAATTTATTAAGTTCTGCTCTTAAATCACGTCTCATTACAACTTTAGTGATGTTAGATGTAACAGCAGAATCTGAATCATCAATTATTTTAAGATATTTGCTATACTTAAATCTTGCACCATATTTGTTTAGTTCTTTTGAGTTTGCATAATTTCTGATGTTACTAAAGATAGTATCTTTTAAGAAATTTGCATCATTTGTTGCATTTGAATTATAATACGCAGTTGTATCTGTTTCTAGATAAAGGTATTTTAGATCAATAATTTCAGGTACTATACCTGCAACTGCATATCTCCTTAAATCTCTTTCAAGATTATCCTTAACTTGATTAGAAACAAATGGACCATTAATAGGTTTTATGCTAATAAAAACTCTTCCATATTGTGGAGGAGTTAAATCCTCTCCACCGAAGACAGATATTGATTCTGCTTCTGGATAAATCGTTGGAATGATAGTTTCGTAGTCTGTTGCAGTTACTGCACGATTTTGTGCGGCATATTTTCTAGGTGCATATTTCTTGATAGATTCAACAGATTCAATCTCTCTTCCATTTTGCGATGGAGAGTTTGTTGTAACTAGAGAAATACCATTTGTAACTACTCTATTGTTATTATCTACAATACGTCCATTGAAGTTAAACGATGAAACTCCATTTCCGTTTTCTCCATTAGTAACATTGTAGGAAACTTCAATATAGTTTAAGTTTGAAAGTTTATTGCCAAATATACCATCACCAAAAATTAACTCATATCTTTGATCTTCTATTTCTTGAATAAAGAAAACTCTTGATTCAGAATTAACATCAAAAAGATTTCTTGATAACTTATATGCTCTTTTAACGGTACTTCCTTGAGTATCTCTTACAAATACACTGATTGAGTCTACATCAATATTCGCATTATCTAAAATAAATTTTTGATTTGGATTATTTGCATCAACTGTAAAATTATTAACAATGTATGATCCCTCATAAGTATTAATATTTTCAAATAATGCAATTCCATTAACTACTGGAACAGTAATATCCTGTGGAATTATAAAAGAATAACTTTGATCTCCAAAAGAACTATTTGATGTGAAAACAACACCACTCTTTAGTGTCAATGTGAGTGGATTTGTACTAAATGTTGTTGTATCTACAAAGAAAGAAATATTTGCTTTTGACGCTGAACGAGAGTATGGAACATAACCAATGTTTCTTGCAAGAGAAACTACATTTTCTCTAAGTGTTGCACCATCAATAAAGACCTCATTGCTAATCATGTTAGCATTATATGAGGAAATGTACGTATTATATGCTAAGACATCGACTAAAGTTGAAAGATTTGATCCTTCAAAATCATAGTCAGTAAAGTTTGAATTCGCTCTTAGATACTCGCGAATTGAACTTTTTATTTGATCGAAGTCTAAATTAGTAAAATTAACTAGTGCCATTTATCGTGTTGGCTGGAGTGCAAATGATAACTGTTGAGGTAAAACATCAATACCTACAATTCTATAGTTTATAGTTACGTTAAATTCGCCTTCATCATAATTTGGTGCAACATCTACCGAGATTAAGTTCACTCTTGGCTCATAATTTCTAATAGTACTTTCAATTTCATCTTTGATTACAGATGCAGAGATAGCATCAATGTTTTCAAAAAGAGAACGACTTACTTTTGAACCTAAATTTTCGTTAAAAAAACGTTCTCCAGGATAAGTTAATACTAAATTTCGAATAGAGCGAGAAATAGCAGTCTCATTTTTGAGTGCAATAAGGTCATAATTGAGTGGATTGACCTGAAAGGTCATACTCAGGTCTTTAAATCCTTTGCTGACCCGCTCTAACGGCATAAAAAGTACAAAATCTGTATTATTTATTCGGGTTTTTTGACTCATAGAGTGGTTCAGTGCCATATTCCCAATCATCATAGTCTTCATCATTGCGAATTTTTGAGTGAATTTCGTTTTGATGAGAAAAATCGTGTTTTTTGGGGTTTAGATCATCATTTGAGATCTCTCTAAGTAGTTTCTGGTCCATTTTGTGCTCCTGATTCGTTAAAATCAGAACTTTTTACGGGGTTGCTATCCCGAGTATCAATGTAAAATCCTTTTCTTAAGTAATCTTCATCACTAACAAAGGTAAAACTATCTATTTCCTCTACCTTCTCCCCTTTCCAGACAGGAATAGCAACAGAGTTACCATAACGAAAGTCTGGATTGCGTCGGAAATGAACTTCTATGAGTTTATTTCCTATAAATTCGCAGTTAATCCACTCATAGTTTCCTTTTAAATTGTTTAATACCTCTGGAAATTGAACTTTTTGGTCTATCTTAGTCCATTTTTCCCATTTGTACAATGAACTATTATCATCTCTTTTTCCTAGTACCACTAGATCTGCTTTTTTATCTCTAAAATCAACACTTATATGATCACCACAGAATATTTGACACCAGAATTCTGATGGATGAAAGTGCTCAGTATATTTGTAGATCCATTCAATACGAGAAAATCGTCCCATACCAAGTAAATTAATACTTGGTCGGACGATATAATGGTCTGGAGATGGAACAGAGGCACCTACAGGACCACACAGATACCCCAGAGAGTGTGATAAAAAGAGTTTGTTATAGACCCATAGATCATCCTTATGAATTGAATTCCATTCATCTACTGGATCTGTGTAGTACATGAGTTGAATCCTGATGGATTGTTTCGATGAAGAGTATAATTCTTCTGAATACGAATGTCAGAATTTTTAAAGGTCCAACATTCACCACTACTATCTAGAAAGACTACCCATTCAAGGTCATGTTCTTGAGATCGATCAATCATAAAAAAAGCCCAACCATTACCTTTTGGAGTAATGACTGGGATTTGAGGATTAAGTTGAATCACCGACCTTGACCACGATACTTTTTCTTACGTCCATTACGAGAGGTTGGACTAAGCAATGTACGAGGAGAACGACCCTGACGAGTCTTCTTCGGTGCTCCAGGTTCAAAAATAGTTTTATTCGATCCACCTTTAGCCATTTACAATTTCCTCCATTTCTATTTCATTAGGATCAATGTCTTCTCCCGAGTAAAAACGCTCTGAGAAGTCTTGTAAAATCTCACTACAGTCTTCCATAGTGAGATTAGTATAAATTTTACGCCCTTTGTATAAAAGATTGTAAAGTGTACCCATAGCCGTCTTCGACTAGATTACGCGAGTTTTTTCATGCCCAACTCTAATACGAGGATCGCACCAGATTTCAAAGCCTGCCTCTTTTGCATCAAGACAGAATGAAACATCCTCACCACACATATCCTGAACTGCACCAGATTCAAAGACTTGCATCTTAGGAGCAAACCAAGGATATTCGAGATTCTCAAAGACACCCTTCTTAATCAGTACCCAACCAAAACCAGTGTAATCAACTGTGAAAGGCTTTCTACGCTTTGAGATTGATTCAACGGTTTCATGATTCATCACACCACCGTTCTTACGGAAGTCATCTTCTTCTAACCAGTGTGCTACTGAGGTCGTGTGACCATCTTCTGTGGCATACCAACCAGCAACGACTTCCTTCTCTTCACCTTCTTCATTCAGAGCAATATCACAGAGTTGCCAGAACTTTTCTGTGTTGAAGACAATATCCGAGTCAATCCAAAGTTGGTAATCATATTGAAGTTTACCATCCCAAGGAATTTGCTTCGGACCACGAAGTACATTTGCTCCAAGACATTTGCATCGTGCAAAGTTCACCATTGAGGAGTAATCTTGAGAAATTTGAATACTCATTCCATTTTGTACAAGATCAAAACAAAGTTGTACAAATGCTTTTAGAAAGATAAACGAACATCCTCTACCAGGAAGACAGAAAACAATCGACTTACCTTTCATTCTTTCTTTAATTGCATCATAATCCCAATCTTCAGTACTGGGCTTAGGTGCTGTTGCTTTTACTGTAAATCCTTTTGCCATAAAGTGAAATCAACCTTCAGATCAATTTTATCAGTCTATATATGCTTTTGTCAATGAGAAGAATTGAATAATACTTCCTTATTCACACACAGTTCTTCATAATTTAAATCTTCCTTTGTAAGATCCAAATCAAGAAGATCAATCATTCTGTGCATCATCTCCCATGTCTCAGTGAATTTATTCTCTGATAAACTGTGATAGATGCACTGTCCCTTTGCGTATATGTGATAAACCTTTTCAGTCATAAAAATATTTCCGGAATTTTTTCAGTTCTTTTTATTTTGTTACCGCATTATATATCAGAACAATCAGAAATCCAACAGTGCCGCCGAAGATCGTAAAGCACTGCCGTGGATATCTTATTAACCATCCCGCAAAGACTACCTTCCAGAAATGCCAATAGGGGGTTTTTGCTCTTCTCATACCTTCCGGAAAATTTTTATGAGGTTGATAATTAGCTCGCGATTTGTCACCTCTGTAGGTTAGGGTAGTTTGGGATTTTTATATACGGAACAACGCCGCCCCGACGCCTATAAGAACCGCGCAGAAACACTGCCGGATCACTGTTATCACCAATCATAACATAAAGACCCCACAGTGTCAATCACTGCAGGGTCCTCAAGTATCAGAACTCGATCATATCTGCAGTGGGTTCGTTATAAGCACCCTCCGAAGATTGCTCACTACCCAGAGTATCCAGGATCTGAAGAATCTCAGCGCCAGTGTTACCTTGAGCCAGCAGGGAGATGAGAACTTGCTTGGACATAATAAAGAAGAAAAGTGTTGTGAACTGTGTGTGCCTAGTTTATACTCATGCGACAGGAGTGAGTGTTATCAGGCAGCGATATCTTCAGGGAGAAGATTAACTACTGCTTGGACACCAGCGATATGCAAAGTGGTGACAAATTGCATTGCTTGGTTGATAGTGGGAAACTCTACAGTACGCTCTACATTGTCCTGAACGTTAGTGAAGGTGACGGTGCGTGATTGAGTCATGAGAGTGTTAGTAACTGTG